GTGTGGTAAGTGTACCCGCTAATCAAGAATCATTATTTAGTATACGAAAAAGTTTTGACGATAATCATACTGAATATGCAGAGTTTGTAGAAAAATTTGCAAATAACGAAATTAACATTGACACTCGTGAGAAGGATATGGAAATTAAGGTTGGGATAACCGACGTAGTTGCCGATCACTATCATACTTATGAAATAGATGATGGAGGTAATGGAGTAACCACTTATGCTTCGCATAAGATGCACCATTATCATAGAATTGAGGATTATAGGGTTTCAGACGCTGATTATCCTATAGTTCATTCTCACACAATGGTAGTGTCAGCACGGCCTGTAATGGCTGAGCCAATAGAAGAGGAGATTAGCAATATGGATAATATTGATGAAAGACCTTTATCTCCCTCAGAACAAATGGCTTCTCAAGACACTCCAGAAGTTGGAGTTACAGTAGTTGAAGAGATGTCTGAAGAGGATTCTCAAGTTGAGATCAAGGCAGAAGAATCTTCACCAGATATGAATATTGAAGCTACTGCAGAAGAAGACTCTGCTCCGGTAATTGAAAAACCAATCGCCGAAAAGGCAGAGGAAACTTTGGAAGCTTCATCTTCGGATGAGGAATTTTCTGAGGAAGAAATCACTGAGGAATCTGACCCTTATGATCCTATTCCATTTATTAATATGCTCTCTATGGAGACAGCAGACTTAAAGCACGATCAGTGTGTAAAGTATAACGACAACAGATATAAAATTACTGAAGTTGCAACTGCCGAATCCCCGAATTTCAAATTTTTAGAAATTGACTTAAATGGAAATTCAAGAGATAATATAATAACAGTTGAGGCAGAAAAATTAGCTGCTGTTAACACATGGGATATTGGATCAAACTATGATATTTCTTTAACAAATATATCTAGTCCTTCTCATATGACAGATTCTGATAGAACCGATATTAAAGATAAATATTTTGATATCATAAATATTAGTGAACAAGATGCTTATAGCTTAAAGAATGAAGAACTTGTTAAATCTAATTCTAATTACCAACACAAACTTAATACACTACTCAACCTAAAAGCAACCCCGACTAATGAATGGGCAGACTCTGATTATAAATATGCCCGATATGTAAATACTATGATTGATGAACTTAAGAAGATCGAACCTAGTCAGGAGAGAGATACTTTGTTATCAATACATGGTGTAAAATATAAATCAAAAAAGGAGAATGATGATATGGCTACTCAACCAGTAGGTGACATTGTCAAAATTGATACTGGGGCATCCGAGACTAAGAGTGAGGAGACGGCAGCAGTCGTTGCTTCTTCGGCTCCAATCGAAGAGGCTCCCCCTGCATCAGCCACCGCCGAAGTCTCAGAGCCGCGAGTGGCAGAACTGGTGCAGAAAACTGGCGAAGCAATTCTTAATGAAAGCGACGCCCAGGATAAGAAACAATCTGAGTACACTCCCAATGAGAGTGAAGCTTTAGCCGAATTGAAGGCCGAAGTTAATAAGTATAAGGAGCAGATTGCTTCGTATACTCAAAATAAGATGGTCTATCAAGAAAGTAATCGTACTCAACAGCAGTTTACTCCTGAAGAGATGACGAATGCTTTCTTGCTTTCAAAGGCTCTTAATAAAACTGATCCGTTTGATACCAAACTTGGTGCTCGAATGAAACAGGTAACTTCTGTTGATCAGTTCTTAAGTAATTTCTCAACTAATGTTTACGAAGAGATGCAGCAACAGCTTGTAATCGCTCCTATGTTTGAGCGTATTGCAGTTGACGCACGTAATTTCCGCGTACCAGTAGCTGATGAAGATACTAATGGAGATGTGGCGCAGTTTGAGTCTGGCACGTTTGCTCAGAGTATTTCTGATGCCACCCGTGTTCCGACTACTCGTCAAAACACTATCTCTGCAGTAACGTTCTCGCCAAATAAATTTATGGCGACTACCCATCTTGCTAAGGATGAGGAAGAGGATACAATACTTCCACTCCTAGATTTCCTACGTCAGAGTGCAACTCGTCGTTTGGCTCGTGCCATCGATAAGTCGATCTTACGTGGTGACGGTACTTTGAAGGGCTTTAACGCTGCTCCAAAGAATGCAATTACCGCAGGTTCTGGATACCAATGTGTATTCAAGGGCGCTATGACGCTTGCTTATGATATTGCTGGCCTCCGTGAAACCACGGGTGCTGTTGGTACTAAAGCGCAGCCAGCTGATATCGCGGATGCTCGTGGTAAGCTTGGTAAATATGGTCTTCAACTAGGTAATCAGTTGGTCTTTTTGACTTCTGTCGAAGGATACAACTCTCTAGTTCAGGACAGCGATTTCACGACTGTTGATAAGTTCGGACCGAACGCAACTTACCTCACAGGTTCGTTGGGCGCTATTTATGGAATTCCAGTGGTTATCACTGATTTCTTAGATAACGTTGGTGTCGCAGGTAACCAGATTGGCTTGCTTATGTATAAGCCAGGTTTCTTGATTGCTGAACGTCGTGGTATGGAGATTGAAAGTGAATATGAGCCTCGTCAGCAGGTAACTGCAATGTATATGAGCACTCGATTTGACTTCAAGGCTTTGACTACTAATACTAATGCAGCTTTGGATGCGACTAAGTATTCTTACGCAGTTGCAATTCACTCTGCATAAACTAAAATTTAAAATCTTAACTGGTGGGGGGCTTAGCCCCCTGCCCACATAAGGAGAAAAAGAGTTATGGCTCTACAAAAATTTATTCATAAGGTTAGCCCTGAGTTAACCCAGAATGCTCAGTTTAAAGCTTACGGCGATATTCCTGAGAATCAAATGACTCCTGGTAGTACAGTTGAACTGTATCCAGGCACGTATTCTAATATTACGTGCGCTAATGGCGTAGCTATTAAGGGAGTTGGAGGAGTAGCCGATGTAACTGTACCTGGTATTCATGTATCATCTGGTACTACTGGTAATGTTCGTATTGAAAATATGACAATTACGGCTGTTTCTAATGCTGTATCCGTAGCAGGACCTTCTACGGCATCTACTTTACATGTTAAGGATGTTATCTTTAACTTGAGTACTGGTGGTGTAACTCCAGTTGCTAATGCTAATACTATTCAGGTAGCAGGAACTGGCGCAGTTACTCTTGAGAATGTTCAATTCTTAGGACCTCAGCGTGGTAACTTGAAGGCCCCATTGGCAGCCGCTAATGTTATTGGCGGAGTCCTTTCCGTCTCTGCTGCAGCAGATATGGCTGTTACAGGTACCTCAATTCGTTATGTTGGTGCTACTATTCGTGGCGCTGGACGTGCAAATGTTACTGGCGCAACTGCTAAGGCCGATAATATGATCGGTACGTACACTCCCTCGGGTGCTACGGTCACCGCGGCTGCTCAACAGTACAGAGGTAAGGTCTAATAAGCAATTAGATATATGCTTAAAGACAGTACACACTTTAATAGGGGTAGGTGTAAACATACGCCTACCCCTTTTTACTTAGGAGGAATATAATGTCAAATATTATTGACACCATCTCATCGATGTCTTCGTCGGAGGCTCGTGAGCATTTAAAAGTTAATGGTTATGACGATGGAAGTATTGCAGAAGTAATGGCTGAATGGGAAGAGATTCAAAATAATCCAGCCCCAGCTCCAGCTCCTAAACCAGCTTCTCCACGTAAAACTAACCAACATACTCATAACGATGGAACTACTCATTCTCACCCAAATAGCGGAGAGCATGAACACGACGACGAATAATTGGAGTAAATAATGGCTACTTCTTATGGCGAATATACCTTTGTTACTTTAGCGGAAACCAAGGATTATTTAAGTATTACAAGTACTACTCATGATGCTAGATTATCTAACCTCATTGGCTTTGCTTGTGGGGCTGTGGAAAATTACATTGGTCGTGAAGTTAAAAGTAATGTTTACACTGAAGTATTTGATGGTGGAACACAATCTGTATTTGTGGAACGACTACCTGTTAATAATGTAAAACAAGTAACTGAATATGATGGTAATAGGTATGCAGATTTAGTTGGTCCTGCTACAGATGGAAGTTTTGTTAACCAAAACTGGGATGATTCAAATGTAACTGCTGAAGGAGATGCCAAATTAAAAACAAGAATTAAGAAATTTAGCCAATCTTCAGTAAAATTTGATGGTGCTGAGGATTATGTTACTATTACTGATCCAAGTTCTAGTAACCCAAAATTTGATTATGAAACCTCAGATTTTACTATTGAAGGTCAATTTCGTTTAAATCTTTTAAATAATAATAAATGTTTAGTTTCTCAAGTTAAAGACGCTGATAATTTTTATGCGTTAAGATATAATTCTGCTGTAGGATTACAATTTGATGCTTATAGTGGTGGAACACAAGTTATGAATGTTGCTCATGGAACCACCACAGGGTATGCAGCTAATTCTAATACCTTTATGCATGTAGCAGTATCTCGCAGTGGAACACACGTTAGATTATTTAGAGATGGTTCTAATGTTGCAGGAATAATGACATCTAATTCTATGCCAACAATTGGGACAGATTATAATGTAGAACTTGGTCGATTAAACTTAACTGCAACAGAAGAAATGACAGGTTATGCAGATGAATTAAGAATTTCTTTTGACAAAGCTCGATATACTACTGATTTTACAGCTCCGAAATATCCATTTTCAACTGACAATGATACAACAGTTTTAGTTCATTTTAATGGAACTAATGACTCGACATCTTTCCAAGATGACGCAGTTCGTGACCCTGATTATGTATGGGTGGGGGATAGTGGCAAAATTGAACGTAATGTCACAGGAGCTACGGAAGGACGCCAAACAATTTCAGTAATTGATATTCCAATGTGGCAAAATTATCCAAAAGCTGTTAAAGTAACATACGATGGTGGATACTCTGATGTTCCAAATGATCTTAAAGTAGCAACTATGGATTATATTAAAACATTATATAAACAAACTGAAGCAAATCAAAGATATAGTTTACAAGGTGAAAGTGGTGGACAATTTAATTTAGCTTCTTCTGGATGGCCTCCTCATGTTCGTCGCATTTTAGATATGTATAGGATACCGTTCTAATGGCTATTACATTACAACAAGTGCAACTTCCTAAAATTAGTACTTCACAAGCTACAGCGGATCAAGGTATTAATGCAGTAGCTTCTTCTTTAATTTTAATTGATAATGATGACTATAATAAGGCTGCTGCCGCATATTATGATAGTGGTAATAGTAAAGAAGTCAGCACAATGGAACAGATTCTTGGACGAGCAACAGGGTTTCAAGGAACTGCGACAGATGTAAGTGGTAAAGCAGATTTACAATATTTTAATCTTAAATTAGGAGATGTAGTCACTGGTAAGATTCAGATTGGGCAATACGTGCCGCCTAATACTCTTGCGAGGATGAAGAATCAGGCTCTAAGTCCTGCTGAAAAAAGTTTTGTAGCGATGTTGAAAGAAACAACAAGAGAGGAATATCCTGACCCAAGCGAAGTCACCCTACCCAGCGAGAAAGACCAAAAGTACTTAAGTACACGCGGATTGCAAACCGGCGCAGAACAAAGAGGACTGGAAGTTGGAACTCAATTTGGTGGAATTGGAGGAGAGGTAAAAAGTTCACGAGTTGTGTTGCAGGTTCAAAAAGGAGGTGGTGTGATAGCTGAAGGACCTTCAGGAAAACCTACTGAAGCCACAACTATTGCACAAAGAACAATAGGATCAACATTACAGTTTGCGGAAGGTGGAGAAAAAGAATTTCAACGTCAACAAACATTAGGTCCTGCTGCGGTGCGCGACACGATCAGAGCAGAAGCCTTTGAAAAAGATCCAGGTTTAGAAAGTGATTTCTATGATACTAACAAAGGCGTACAACGAAAAGCCAAAAATAAGTTGAGCCAAATATATAAAGATAAGGGCGCTACGGACAAAGGAGTCTTTAGTTCTCAATTTTATGTAGACTTATTAAATAATAAAGATGATATAGCTACAAAGTTATTTGGAAAGGCAGGGGCGGCTTCTATTGAAACTGTTAGATTAAAAGCAAAAAATGTTTTTACTCAAGTTACTTTGAGAGGAGCAAAGAAGCAAACTCGTAGAAATTTTATTTATTTTGTAGAAGGAGTAAAGCCTAATGACACGGATTTTGGTGGAAACTGGGATGCATCGAAGAAAGTTTTACAATGGAAATTTCTTCGTGGTTTTGAGAAAAAACTGGAAAAAGCTTTACTGAATCAATTAGGTGATGATGCTTTACAATTTCTTGATGATACAGATTTTGTTAATAAAGTTAAACAAGCTGGAACTGGAATTTTAGTTTTAGGAAACAAGGGAATGCAGGGTGGACTTGATGGACTTAATGTTGAAGCTCAACTTGCGGTAACTAAATCTATTCCGATTCCAACCATAGCTCGTATAATAGTTCCAAAAGAAAAAAGAAAGCCTTCGAGAACACAGCCTTCGAGAACACAGCCTTCGAGAAGAAAACTTCCATCTCCTAGAGGACGATTTATTTCTAACGTGCAACTTTCAGCAATATTACAACAAAGACTAACAAAAGCAATGCCTCGTTATCATCAACCTCAAAAACCGATTCCTCGGTATGTAACTGGACGATTGGCACGGAGTTTTCGAATAATGGCAGATTACAGACAAGGAATTATGGGATTTTTTAATACAGCTCCTGCTTCTAATTATGTGGATGAACTTAATATGCGTGGATGGATGTTAGATAAAGGCTTAGTAGAACCGACTATTAGACAAATTACACAACAACTATTTGGTAGGCAGTTTCGAGTTTTAAGAACTCAATAAAAGTCAAAAAATAAAATTTGCCACGCGTGAGTGGCTGTGATATACTTAATACAATTAGGAAAACATAATGGCGACGAGTAGACGACGTGATATAGCGAATTTTCTCGTTGGAGAACTCAAAAAAATTGATGGTGATGTTTCTTCTTTTGATAGTAGTTATACCTATCAAGTTAATCTCTTTAATAATGTTTTCCGACGTTTAAAATTTCTTGATGAAATTAACGATTTTCCTTCTGCTTATCTTCAAGCAGGGACGGAAAACAGAATATATGATTCTAAAGGACTTACAACTTCTACTTTAGGTATTATGATTCGCGTTTATGTTCATACAGAAAATGCCGTTGAAGAACTTGAAAGCACTATGCAAGACATCGAATTTGTCATATATAATATGGATACAGAACAATATGGGATAATGGATGTTCAAGTGGCTACAATGAGCACCGATGAAGGGTTGCTAGACCCTTATGGAATAGGAGAAGTTGGAGTCACCGTACAATACGATGTGACAGACTAATATAAAAAGGAGCTACCCGAATGGCAACCCAAATTAATTTACAACGTAATAGTGAAGTATTCTATTCGACAGTAGATCTTAACGGAGGAGCAGCAGCTGCTGCCATGTCCGCCGCTAATACTTGGAAAGTAGAAGTTTTAGCTGGCTTCGCCTTCTCTCAAGCATCTGCTACGCAGGATATTACAACTCTGGAAAGTGGACTCTCTCCAGATCGAAGTACTCAACGATTTAACACAGCTGTAAATCCAGTTGAGTGGAATTTCCAAACTTATTTAAGACCTACAGGAATTGAAAATCCTGGCCCAGGTAACGCTGCTGGTAATTATACTGGTAATGTTAAGCCACTTTCTGATTGGTTCTTATGGCAAGCACTGGTTTCTAATCAGTCACCTGCTACGGGAGCTACTACAGAAAGATCTGTGTGGGCAACAAACGGTATTCTTCGTACCCGAGAAACAGGTAGATTGGCTAACGTTATGGCAAGTAAATCAAACTTTCCAACCGCAACTCAAAACCATATATATATGAAAACTGATAACGTGATCTATCAAATTGTTAACGCTACTGTTAATGAGGCTGCGGTAGATGCGTCTATTGACGGAATCGCAATGACAAGTTGGACTGGTAATGGCACCTCCCTTAAAGAATTAACAGCTGATGTTTCGGCACCTGCAGCCCATGCTCGTGACCGAGCAGTTCTTGTTTTTGGAGGAATTTTAGCAAACGGTACCACTGTTGTTAGTAACGGTAAATCTAATGTGGGCGCAGCCTCCCATATTGCTGGCACTGCAGAGTTAATCTGTTTTGCTAAGTGGGATAAACATATTGTTGGTACTACTGAAACAACTGCCTCGTTCATTAAGAATCGATTAAGCGGAATAGACTTTCAGTATGTTGCTAATACATTTAGTTTTCCAGTTACCGCTATGAGTCTTAGCTATACTAATAATATTACATATCTAACTCCTGAAGAAATGGCCGCATTGAATACGCCAATTGGCCAGTTTACAGGTTCTAAAACCATTACCGGTTCTATTAGTGCATACTTACGTGCTGGTAGTACCACTGATAAAAATAATTCAGCTAGATTTTTATCTGGACTAATTAAAGATACCCGAACTTCTGTTGCTTCGGTTTCTTCAGCTAATTTAATTATTGGCGGTAATACCGCACCATATGTTAACTTTGGTATGCCTGCGGTTCAATTTAACTTCCCAACTGACACTATTGAAGATGTGATCGGAGTTACCGCTGAATTCTTAGCACAAGAAAAAATAAAAGGAACGGGAGACGAATTATCTATTTTAGTTAAAAAGGGATAATAATCGCCTGAGGGGGCATTGATTAATCTTTAAATTTATACATATGGGTGTTCACCGTAACGCAGTATCAGGCCTCCCCCTCAGCATGATACAAAGTTGATAACATGGTGAACACCCTTTTTTTATATCCACTGAGAGGGGAAAAACAAATGAGTAAAATTGCAAGTTTACATGCACAAGAAACGACTATTGAGGTAGAATATCCAGATATTGATGGATTTGTTGTCTCATTAATTTATTTAAATCGAGATGATTTAACTAAGATTCGTAATCGAAGTTTAACTTATAAATTTAATAAGAGAACTCGTCAAAGAGAAGAAGAAGTAGATAATGATAAATTTCTTGAAGAATATACAAAGAGAGCTATTAAGGGGTGGCAAGGACTGTACGTTAAGTACTTACCTCAATTACTTCCCATTGATATGAGTAATGCCAATCCTGAAGAAGAGATTTCTTATAGCGAAACTGAAGCATTAGAATTAATTAAAAATTCTACAGTTTTTGATCAATTTATTACTGATTGTATGCAAGATTATGAGAAGTTTACTATTGAAGCTAAGGAACAAGAAATAAAAAACTCGAAGAGTTCCTCGCCTACTACTTAGAAGGGGGAGGAATTGATAAAGAAAAATATTTTGAAATTCATGAACAAATGGGACTTCCCATTGATGAAGATGAAATTCCTTTAGACATAACCGATATAAGTTATAACTCTCAACAAGCTGTATTTTTATTTAATGTTTTACCTGATAAGGTAGAAGGAATGAATGGAGTATGGCTTGGAAAAGAGTATGCAGGATTAGCTGATATCATGAATATTTATGAAATTGGTAATCAAAAAGAAGTATTAGATTTACTTCAAGTGTGTATTCGTGAAGCTTCCAAAGTGTATGCCAAACAACGTGAACAATCTGTCAAACAAGCAGAAAC